CCACTTGCGCAAAGAAAAAGACAATCTTGCCAAAGAAGTCGCTAATCTCGCTATTGAATCCACTAATCGCGAGGTGGCGTTGGCGAAGCTTCAAGCAGAAGTGAAAGCGTTGTGCAGCTCGGCACAGAATCCACAAATAAAAAAGGTTCGTGAAGAACACATGCAGACCGTCAAAGAAAGCATGGGCGCACGTAACGCATATATGGATGTCATCAGGGAACTTGCAACGATGGTGGGTGTGAAGCAATGACATTATTACAAAAAATCAAAAACTGGTTTCATGATGACACATGCGATCCGAAACCGCATAAATTCCAAAAATGGCGAGCAGTGTTTAAAACGGTTGACGGAGAAGAACACCGCACCGATTGCACAAAATGGATTGCGCATGAATGGCTAATATGTCCTGTTCCCGAATACATTATGATAATTGCAAAAGAAGCGGGTTATATCCGTGATGAAAATGATAAATATTTCCTATTGCAAAATATTATTTCGATTGGCTGGACGATAGATGAAGAAAAAACATTCATTCAAGCATTTGATCCATATAGTGCACAAGTGATGTTTTCGGATGAAGAATTGGGTGCCAACAAATGAGTAGATTGAATGTAATACATCGCGATATTCAATCTGACGCATGGATGGCATGGAGAAAACAATGCAATGAAAAGCGCTGGGCTTGTAGCAAGTTTTGCACAAAAAGTGATTTTCGCACCGGCTATAAATGCAAACACAAAGCCGATGATGAAGTGCTTGCATGGTTTTTGGATGAATTGGGGGAAGATGATGAAGTATAAATCGAAATTTGAATATTCAGAGTTCTGTGGTGGCTATGACGACTTTGCCGTATCGAAAGAACGATACACAAAAGAAGGAGCCGTCCAAGAATACATTCATCAAACTGGATTCCACGATGATGATGGTCACATGATTGCCATTGGAAACGCATTTGTGCGTCATCGTGCCGGGATAGATGAAGACGGTGATAGATATGTCGGCTGGTGGCTAGAATATGAGGAGCATAATCGTAGCGTTCCGGTATGGACATTCCATGTAGCGTTTGACACCGAAGATGAGCGCATGCAAAATTACAGAGAACGAAACGGATATGAATTGATACGAATGAGAGGTGTAGTATGAGTGAAAAAATGGTAAATGGCGAACAATCTGTTGTAAATATTATTGCGTCATTAGAAGGAATTTCGTCAATCCTAACCGCAGAAACAGACGGAAGCACAGCCGAGACGGATTTGGTTGCGAGTATATGTACTAACTCCGCCGAAATTATTAAGATTTTGAAAAAAGAGCGGGATGCGGCTGTTGCAGATTTGACCTGCTTGGTAAGGAATTTTTATTCCCATCATAGTGATATGTCAATGCCATGTGATTTGTGTATAAATGGGCCAGAATGTGACGAGGATAAACAGGATACTCCGTGTGGTTTTGATAATTCTAACTGGGAGTGGCGGGGTGCTGACACAACATGATAACACACATATCATACGACAAGGCATACAGGCATGCCTTGCGTGATATTATGCATTTCCTGTTCTTTTGCGACAATGCAATTGAAAGTCGCATGTACACAAAAAGATATTTGGAACCGCTGTTCCAATTAATCTATGAAAATTATGAACAATTTATGCAATCACCGGAGATGTTTCATGTTTCTTATGAAATAGATGCAAAGAAAAACATCACATATCATCTTTGCAGAGAAAAAGACAGCGGGGATGGCTTCGGCAGGGGAGCGTTTGTGAGAACTGGCCAGTCTACTACCAGCGCAAAACATAAAGGAGATGCAAAGTGAGCCGTGAAACACTAAAAAAAGCCCGGAAGGATAAGGGAATGACACAACAAGATATGGCGGATTATTTAGGAATTAGTGAGCGATTATATAAATATATTGAAGCCGGGAAAACTATTGGGAAAGTTGACATGTGGGACAAAATGGAAGACTTATTTGGAATCAATCAGAGAACGCTTCGTTGTCAGTTCGACAAAGAAGGTAATCAGTAGACACATTATATATATCCGCAATTTTAACAAGCATATAGATTGATGGTGCGGTATGACCACTTTCATAGTGTCGATATGTGCGGATTGTGATATTGAGTAAATCAGCGACTTGTTGGGCAGTAAATCCCCTGTATTTCCTTGTTTCATTCAATCTCGTAGTAAACATTTATATTTCCTCCTAAAAAAAGTGTTGACAAGTGAAATAATCTTGCACTATAATTCATGCATTGAAAAGTGCAAGAAACTTGCACCATAAAAGGAGGAAGTAAAAATGTTGCTTGAAAGCACAAACAAACTAAACGAAGTCGGTATTTATCTTGACCGCGCCCATTCAATGATGGGGTTTTTGGCCGATTACTTTGACAGTGCAAATCCGGATTCCTCAATGCTGCTATGTCGGTATGGCATGTATCGAGATTTGAATTATGCGATTTTAAGCATAATCAGTGAGCAAGTGGAAGTCATTGAAAAAATCTCAGATGAAATTTTTGAAGCACATAAAAAGATACAAGGAGTAGTGAAAACATGAACGAAATCATCAAAGTAAATTATGACAAAGAAAACCCGACTGTATCAGGACGGGAATTACATGAACGGTTGGGTGTTGCCACGCTTTACAAGGATTGGTTTCCTAGAATGTGTGAATATGGGTTCGTTGATGGTATTGATTTCAGCCCGCACATTTTTGAGCGGGTTCAAAATGAAGGTGGTCGAGATGTAAAGCGCACAATTACAGACCACAATCTTACAATCCCAATGGCTAAAGAAATAGCCATGTTACAACGAAATGAAGCCGGCAAACAAATAAGACAACAGCTTATTAAACTGGAAGAAGCATGGAACACACCCGAAATGGTGATGGCAAGAGCATTAAAACTATCCGACAGTAAAATTAAATTATTAGAATCTGACAACGCATCATTAGCTGCCCAAATCGAAGCAGACAAACCAAGTGTTATATTTGCCAAGTCAGTGGAGATAACAGAGGACTGTATTCTAATCCGTGATATGGCGAAACAACTTAATCAAGGTGGATACGAAACAGGCGAAAAGCGATTATATGAAACACTTCGTAACGAGGGATATTTAATTCGTCAAGCCGGTTCGGATTATAACCATCCGACACAAAAATCAATGAATCTTGGCTTATTCCGCTTAAAGGAAATGACTATAAACACACCCGGAGGGGTAAAAGTACGTCATATCCCATATGTCACCGGTAAAGGTCAGCTGTACTTTACAAACAGATATTTGAAAACTGCATAAAAAATCGCCCTCCGAAGTGCAAGGACGATATGTAATGACTAGACACCATTATTATATCATATATTTGTATTTTGGAGGGTAAAAAATGACCGTAGAGATGTATTTGAAGCAAGCTTTTACGATTGATAAACTTATAAAAGCTAAAGAAATTCGCATTAAAGATTTAAGAGACAAAATGGCATATGTATCGCCTGTGCTCTCGCATGATAAAGTGCAGTCAAGTACACACCATGATTCAATGTCTGAATATGTATCTCTGATTACGGAACTGGAAGCAGAATGTCAAAGAGATATTGTCAGGCTTATTTCGGTACAAAAAGAAATTGAAGCATTGATAAATCAACTCGAATGTGTTGTAATGCGATTAATAATGTATTATAGGTATGTTGTTCTGATTGATTGGGATGATATTCCGTCTCACGTAAATTATTCCCATCGCCATACACATAGATTGCATGGTAAGGCTCTGCATGTGCTGAAAGAGATTTTTAAAGATGGCACTAAATGTCATTGAATGTCAAATGAAAATATTGTAAATTATAAAATGAGCAACGCTCATGAATTAAAGGGGTTGTATTATGGTACAAACATGTTGGAATTGTGGTAAAAATATAGACGGAGAACAACATATAAACGGACTGCTGTTTACACCCATCATAGCAACAATGACAGCAGACAGATATATGAACTTTGACAAGAACCAACATAAACCATCTGAGGGACGCGTTCGGCGCATGTATTGCAAAATGTGCTACGGGTCAGTGATGTCTGAGTACAAACAAGACACAGATGAATATGTACGTTTGAAAACCAAATTAATGATTGAAAGAGCTTTAAGGCTGTTTGAAAAACAAGGTGTAGATATGTATGAACACAAAGAAGCCATCGAAGCTGTTTCAGGGTATGTTTGGGAATGTCCTGAAAAATACATGAGTGCGGATGAAATTATTGCCGCCATTGTGTTAATTAACAATGAAATCGAAACAAAAGTGCAATATAAAGTTGGTAAATATAAAGTTGATTTTTATTTGCCAACACTAAAGGTTGTGTTGGAGATTGATGGTCATTTACATGACCACAAACAAGTTGAGGATAACAGTCGCGATATTGCAATTAGAAATGAACTTGGGCACGAATGGGAAGTCATTCGAATACCAACTAAATACATTGAATCAAATGCTATTTTATTAGTTGAAGCAATAAAGTCCATCCGAAACAAAAAGAAACAGATTCGCAGAGAAAATAATGGCATTTTACCTGAAACATATTCCAAGAGAGAAAAAGTGCACTATACCAAACTTGTAAAAAAATGACATACATGCGCCCTTCTTTCCATTCGCAAAGCCGTTACCCGATTTTATTGCCGAGTATCGGCTTTGCCTATGTATAAAGAAAACCCCTTACTTTTCGGTAAGGGGGCGGCAGAGTTCATCAAGAGTAACATTGAGTGCATCGGCTAAAATAATTGCGGTTGATACTCTGCAATCGTTACGCGCTTCAATGTCTTGAATTGTCCGTCTTGATATGTTTGAAAGTTCTGCGAGTTTTGGAACCGACAAGCCTTTGTTAATGCGAATGGATTTAAGATTCATGACATGATTTCCTCTCTTTGTGCCATTTGAAGATGGATAATCCTAAGCTGATGGCCGCGAGTACAAAAATCACATAATCAAGCCATGTTAATGCACCAAAGTCGATTACACGTAATACAACAGCAAGGATTAGAATGATGGTTAGTATATTTGTCATTTTAATACGGTTGCGATATACTAAAGGCGAACCGCAAGGGGGAATTCTCCCCCAGATGCGGCTTTGAAGGATTTTATTTCCTTCGTTTTTTCCTACCGGTTGGTTTGGCTGTTAATTCTTTGACTTTTGCGAAGATTTGGATTATCAGCCAGACTACCGTCAGAACCCTTAATATTTCATCCACCGAGTTCACCTCCTTTCTGAGTATTATTATAGCACGTAAATACGTGCCATGTCAACAGTTAATTGAAATTAATTTATAATCTTGCCACGCTTATGCGTGGTTTTTTATTGCAAAAGGGAAGGTGGATGATGCCTAGAGCGCGAAGCCCAAAAAGGGATGAAGCATATGAGATTTATAAAAAACATAAAGGCAATATAGAGAACCGCCGAATTGCTGAACAATTAGGTGTAGATGAACGGTTAATTGCGAAGTGGAAGCATGAAGATAAATGGCTAAAAAAAAATGATACAGTACACCTTAAAACGAAAAGTGTACACCAATCAAATGAAAGGTGTACACCAAACGATGCAGCAAATAAGAAAAACAAAAAAGCAACAATCAAGTCCATAATGGAAAATGATGAGCTTTCACCAAAGGAAGCAGAATTTTGTTTGCGTTATTCAAAAACATGGAACGCTACGAAGTCATACATGAGCACATATGGGTGTGAATACTTTACCGCCGCAAGTAAAGCGCATTATCTACTAAAAAAAGACAAAATAAAGAATGAACTTGCAAAATTAAAGCAAATCAAGCTGGAAGAAATCGCTTATTTTGATGAATCGGATATTGTTGAAAAGCACTTGCGTATCGCCGGTGCTGAGATAACAGACTTTGTAGAGTTTGGGAACTTAGAAGAACCACAAATTGACAAATATGGCGATCCCATTATTGACCTGCTGACGGGCATGCAAAAGATAAAGAGCCGTAATATCGTTAAACTTAAAAAGAGCAATGACGTTGATGGCTCACTAATCGCAAGCATCACAGAAGGTCGTGAGGGTGTGAGCGTCAAAATGATTGACAAGCAAAAGTCATTGGAATTTCTCGCAAAGCGATTTTTGGCATATCCGCTTGATAAAAAACGATGCGAGACAGATGATGACAAGGTGAACATGGCTAAGGCACTGGAAGGGATGGACAAAATCATCCAAGTGTTCCAGCAGCCTCTCCCGCGACATGAAATTGATGGTGAATAAGCGATGAATATTCCGGCACCATTTTCAGAAAATCAATATCGGTATTTTAGAGATACATTCCATTCATGGTTCAATGTCGCAGAAGGTGGAAAGCGTGGCGGGAAAAACATTGTACAGATCGCGTCCTTCGGACTACATCTTGAAAGCCATCCGGATAGACTTCATCTTGTTGCTGGAATAGATGTTTCGGCTGCAAGGTTGAATGTTATTGACAGCAACGGATATGGACTGCTCAACATGTTTGAAGGTCGATGCCGTGAAGGTAAGTACAAGGACATGAACGCTTTTTTTGTTCAAACGCATACCGGTGAAAAAATCGTACTCATCGCAGGACTTGGAAATTCAAGGGGTCAAGATGATATTGCCGGTAACTCATATGGCATGGTGATGGTCACAGAGGCTAACCGTTGTCATCGCGAAGGTGTTAAGGAAGCAACTGACCGAACTATTGCAAGTAAAAATAGAAAAGTATTTCACGACATCAACCCCCGCGCAGAAGGTCATCCATATTACAAAGATGTTCTTGACTATCATACAGCGCAACAATTAACGAATCCGGATTATGGGTATAATTACGGGCATTTTAACATGCTCGACAATATGGCACTAACGAAAGAACAAATCAGACAAGTCATCAGTACGTATGACAAAAAGAGTGCATGGTATCAGCGGGATATACTCGGAAAGCGGATGGCTCTTGAGGGGCTGATTTATCCGCAGTTTAATTATGATTTTCATGTCGTTCCAACAATACCGAGACCGTATAGCACTTATTATGTTTCAGTCGATTACGGTACACAAAACGCAACGTCAATCGCGTTATGGGGGTTGGCTGATGGTATATATTATCGCATTGACGAATACTATCATTCGGGGAGAGACACAGGAAGTCAAAAAACTGCATCTAAATATTTCCATGAGATGCGAAAACTTGTAGGAAATAGACAGATTGACAGTGTAATTGTAGACCCGTCAGCATCACATTTTATTGCTGAAATCAGAGAACACAGTGATTGGTGGGTTCGCAAGGCAAACAATGATGTCATGAAAGGAATACTTGAAGTCGGTGAGGCACTTGATGCCGGGATTATTAAAGTCAACGATTGTTGCAAGCAAATCATACGCGATATGGGGTTATATAGCTGGGATCCAAAAAGTGTTGAAGACCAGCCGCAAAAATCAAACGATCATGGGCATGCAGCAGACGATTTTAGGTATTTTGTCGCTACTGAAAAAATATTAAAATTCCGATAATTGAAAGGTGGGAGAAATAAATTGACAACGTTTCAAGACTTGCAAGCGGCTCAAAATGAAAACAAGCTCGAAGAATTTATAATTAAAACAATCAGTGAACACGACACTACACAATACGCTGAAAATCGGGCATACTACGATTCAAAAAATCCGTATTTGGCAAATTTGAAAATCCGTGTGGAGCTTGCTGATAGTGCGCCAATAGACTTGACACCAAAAAATAAAATTTATTCATCTTTCGCTGAAATTATTATTGACCACATTGTGAGTAGACTTTGGGATAACCCGGTAAAGTTAGACAGCGATACCATAAAGACATCGCTTGGCGAATACTTCAACGAAGATGTGCATGAATACGCACGGCATGCGGCGATTGACGGTGTAAGTTGGGTGTTTTACAACAACGGCGCACCCCAAATGTTCACCGCGTCAGAATTCATCCCGCTCGCAGATGAGCGTAATGGCGATGTGTTGTCCGGCATTAGATACTGGCAAATCGCAGATGATAAGCCGCAAACCGTACAGCTGTATGAGATGGACGGTGTAACGGAATGGCAAGAGAAGGATGGCAAACTTATTCCGGTTGATGAACGCGGCGAGGTTGTTTCTGTTGCAATGAAGCGAGCCTACCGAATAAACAGACCCATAGGCGGATCCGCATATACACTCACGACACCGGAAACACCGGGAGAGAATTACAATGCGTTTCCGGTTGTTCCATATTACATCAATCCGAAACGCAAAAGCGAATTAACGGAATCCGTGAAATCTAAAATAAATTTTTACGATGAAAAATCCACTATGTACAACGATGAGGTTGTAGAAGAAAAAGGGTTCATGTGGAGTGTGCGCGGATATGGTGGCAAGCCGAAAGATTTAGCTGAAATGATGGAGATTGCACGGAAGCTACGAATCATTGCCGACCGCAAGCTTGACGATAATGCTGATATTAATGTTGCAACTACCGAAGCACCATACTTGTCTCATCGTGAATCATTGGAGCGCACAGAAGCTGAAATATACCGAGATGCGCGAATTATGAATCCGAATGTTTTGATGTCCGGTGGTGTAACAACTGTTGCAATACGTGCAGCGATGATGCGCGAAGATAAAAAAATGGTCGGTGTTGAAACAGAAGCACGGAGGTTTATTCGTAGGCTGCTTGCTGTTGCCGGGAAGACAAGCAATACAATTTCATTTGTGCACAAAACGCTGGTGAACGAACTTGAAATCACACAGAGACTTATCCAATGGATTCAATCCGGTGTGCCGGTTGAAGACTTGATACCGCTTGACCCGCTGTTTGCAGAAATTGCCAAAGAGTTGCAATCGGCAATTGAAGCTAAAGGGATTGGTATGAGCGATGAAGACTTGGAAATGCTTGAGCGATTTAAGAGCATGAACAAAGATGAGCAGTCAAGCGGTTAGGCAGCAACAATCGCTTAGCCGGCGGCTGGAAGCAACATATGATGCTGCACTGCGGACAGCATTAAGACGCGAACAACGTTCAATCGCAAGGCTCACCAACACCGTGCCGATAGATGAAGCACATGCGAGGTACCTATTATGGCGCGTTGAACGTGACAGCGGGTTAATAGCCAACATATCAGCAGAACTTGCACGTGCCGGTGAAACGGCACAGCGCATGATAAGCAACGAATCGCTGAATCTGTTTGTTAATGGCTATCGTGATGTTACCGGGAATTTGCAGAGACAACTGCGGCAAGCCGGAATACATGCAGACTGGAATGTTGCGAACAGAAATTCATTGAATGCAATATTCAATGGTGAATATACCGCATTGGCGCGGCAGCAAGGTTTCCGTCCGGCATTTACGCAAGTTGGGTTCCGTGAAATTGAGCGCAAAGCCGTTTCTGACCGCGTACGCAGTATATTTTATCGTGACCGTGCATATGGACGGCTTGGCGATAATTCTGTGGTTGTAAGCCGCTTGCAGCAGCAACTGGCGCAGAGTATAATATTGGGTGAAGACGTTCGTAGGATCACACAGCGGATTCAAAGTATCGGTCAAATGTCAATGCGGCAAGCACGGACAATTGCACGAACGGAAACGATAAGGGCATTTAATCAAGGTTCGTTTCTTGGTGCAACACAAGCTGCAAGCGAACATGGACTTGAACTGGAAAAAATGTGGCACCACACAGCGGGGCAACAACATCCGCGTGAACCGCATCAAGATGCAGCCGGAACAACTGTGCTACTAAACGAGCCGTTCATTATTAACGGTAGCGAGATGATGTATCCGCAAGACCCAAATGCGCCGGCAAGCGAAACGGTCAATTGCCAATGCACTGTGACGTACAGAGTTCGAGGCTTGAATCGTGCAGCAACCACCCATGAGCGTGAAACCCTATCAAGACAGATGGCAGATGAGCGCAGAGCGGAACGCAATGCCGCAAACAATGCGAATGAAACATTGCTATTTGACAACAATGACATATCTGATTTATCGCCCGAAGATGCGATTCTGCATCGACTGAACAGACTGCAAGAACTTGGAATCTCCACTGGAAATGAACACCTGTTTATCATGGATAAGAGCGGAAATGTTTTGTTCCATAATGAAGGGAATCATAATAGTGTTGGCTTTACCAAAGAAATGAATACACATGTCTTTAATGCACCGCAAGACAGTATTATTATTGCACATAATCATCCCGGTGGTTCAAGCTTTTCTGCTGATGATATGAAAACTTTGGGAGTCAATTCTATTGGTGAAATTCACGCAGTAGGACACAATGGAATGCACTCAAAAATATCAATTGGAAACGGCGACAGATCTTCATTTTCAAACCTTAGTGCAATAATAGATAATATTGACCAAAGTGTTCATGATGAATTATCTGTAATGATTAGAAGCGGACAAATTACACATGATATGGCAAGCAAAATATACAGCATTACATTAAGCCAACAAGTCGCTGATGAACTAGGGTGGATATACGAAAGGGGTACTATATGAATAATGTAGAAATTGACGAAAGCATATTAGACAAATATGGCATTGAGACGCATGAAGATGTAGTGCGAATATCATTTGAACTGTTGGCAGCGGGTGATGATGAGATTGCATCATTACTCTTACCTGCATACCAACAACGCTCACGCCGGCGACATGAAGACGGCGAATTATGGCTTGAGTAGCCTGTAATCAAAATCAATTTATTTCCTTGACCGCTAATTATAAATAGCGGTTTTTTAATTTGAAAAGGCGGTAATAAGATGTCCATACAATTTACATCAAACAAAAATGCTGTGATGCGGCAATTCAATGCCAATAAGGCAGCTTGTCTTGAAGCACTCGGACTGGAAGCCGTCCATAACGCAGCCGTTGAAACTGATGTGTTAATCTACAATGCGCCGATTTCTGCAAGTGGTTACAGGCGAACAGGTGCACTGCGTGCAAGCTTAACACATATGGTTGACCGTCAAAATGACTCGGTGATTTATGGGCCTACTGTGCACTACGGTATTTATGTCACAATGGGTACGCGTTTCATGGAGAAACTGCCATACATGCAAAACTCAATAAATAACTATACCGAAGACTATGAAAACTTAACCCGGCAAATCATGAGTCGGGGAATGGATTAATTTTAAAAATGTCTTACAAGCTGCTGAAAAGCGGCTTTTTTATGCGCTTTAACAGATACATTGGCTTTTATTTAAGGGCTTATGCGCGGTGCAATTCCGCGATTGCGTTTTTAGCCTCGCAATGGCGTTAAATTTGCAAATTGCCTTACTCGTGGGCGAATAAAACGAGTTGAGCAGAGGATGCAACCCTCGTGAATAAAGCGTAGCAAAACAGGAGGAAACAAAATGGCATTAAACAGAAAATTCATCGCAGCACAGTTCACGGATTCGGGTATTGATGATTCCGGCATCACAGCAATCTTGAATGAACACCATTCAGCAATTCAAGGGCTTAAAGACGAAATCGACCAAGCGAAAACAGAACTCGCAAAGGCGAAAACAGACCTTGAAAATGCAATAAAACCAAATGAAGGATTGCAAGCAGATTTCGATGCTGAAAAGGCGGCACATAAAGCCACCAAAGAAGCACTCGAAAAAGAACTTGCCGATGAAAAAACTGCACACAAAGCGACACAGGATGGAATTGTCGCTGAAAAGGATGCGGCTGCCGTTGATGGGCTTGTCGGCAAACTGCTTGAAACGGCAGACGCAGATGGATTGGCGATGTCAAAAGCAGCAATCCCTATCGCATTAAAGCAATATGACCGAGCACTTGTTAAACGCGACAAGGACGGCAATATTACCAATGCTGATGAAGTTGTTAAACACTTCAAAGATGGTGATTTCAAGGAATTTTTTGGAAAAACCGAAACATCCGGTATTAATGCCGGAAACTCGCAACAGTCGAACCAAAACCTAGATAAATCAACACAATACAAAACACGTCTTGAAGCCGCTCGCAAAGAAGGAAACACAGCGGAATCGGTAAGAATCAAAACCGAAGCGGCAAAAGATGGTGTCTATTTAATTTAAAACACGAAAGGACGATTTGAATGTCAGTACAAGGACAAGGCAACACATGGAACCTACCAAACTACGCGGGAGAGCTTTTTACAGCTGACCCGGTAACAACACCACTTCTTAACATGATCGGCGGTTTAACTGGTGGCGCAATGACAAATAACAAAGAATTCCCAACCGCCCAGCTGTTTGAATACCCGGAAGCAGAACAGCCCGACATATCAGAAGCTGCAAGCGCGAACGCTCCGGAATCAGAACATATTGAACGCAACCAAGAAAGTAATGTGGTACAGATCCATCAAAAAACAGTGGACATAACATATCACAAATTGGCAAACACCGGAAGGATGCAAGGTATTAATACCGCAGGACAACAAGCAGAACCGGCAGATGAATTGGCATGGCAGATTCAGCATGCAATGCTTGTTCCGACTGCCCGAGACGCTGAACACTCTTTCATTCTCGGTCAATATCAAAAATCAACAGGTGTGACAGTTCCAAACCGCACAAGAGGACTGCTGCAATTGTGCAATGAATCCGGAACCGCAATTGATGCGAGTGCTGATGACCTTAGTCTTGCACTGCTGCAAACCCTATATAAAGAAATGGCAGACAATGGAGCGTATTTTAACAATATGGTTATGTTTGTTCCGGCTGCACTGAAACAAAAAATCTCATCTATTTATGCAGAATTACCCGGTGGCAATCTTCCTGCAACACGCACAGAAGGTGGCGTGAATATTTCAACCATCATGACGGACTTCACCAGTATGCGCGTTGTGTGGAACAGATTCATGCCGAATGACGCAATTCTGTTGTGTGACATTGCGTACATGCAGCCGGTGTTCTTGGAAGTACCCAACAAAGGTGTATTGTTCGTTGAGCCACTTGGCAAAATCGGTGCATCCGAAAGACATATGATGTACGGCGAAATCGGACTTGATCACGGACCCGGATTCTTACACGGTGCGATTACAAATATAGCGGTATAGGAGGCTCATCATGGCAAAATTTACATGGGATAAAGCAAAAAAGGTCGCTGTTCCGGTTGAACCAAAGCAAAAAACTGAGCCGGTTACAAAGCAGGAACCGAAACAAAAAACTGAGCCGGTTACAAAGCAGGAACCGAAACAAAAAACTGAGCCGGTTACAAAATGACAACCTTGCAGCGTAATGCATGGTATCGGCGCATGAAATATAACATGAATGGGGAGCAAAATGCTCCCCAACCGCCGATAATAAGCCAGTACCTTGCAAAAGATGCAAGCTCCGGCAAGTTGGTTGTGAATGAAAGTACCGGAAAATACGTGCTTTTGGAGGTGAGGAACTAATGGCAAGAAATGTAATAGACAGTACATTGACAGAACAAGAAGTGGTTGATGCATTACAACAATTAGA